AAAGAAATTAATTTAGTAGAATATTCAAGTCTTAAAGGAACGCCATTTTTATCAATCAAATTATATCCTTCAACATAGTTGCCATACATCAATCTATTACCCATAATAGTTTGAGCTTTAGCAAAACGAGGTACGTTATCATAAAGTCTTAATATCTCTGCCTCTGCTAATATTGTAAATATCTTACTATTATTAAAAGTAAATTGTTGAGTTTGATTATTTCCAAAACCTGCATCTGCTTTATCAATTTTTTGTATAATCTTAATTATATTGTTCTCTGATTGCTTAAATAACAAATCAATACCAACAACTAAAGGTCCTCCTGTATTATAATTAACTATTGCTGCATTACAGAAATTAGTCATACCTTCATTCAATACACTACTAGGACTAAAACTAAATTGGTTTGGAATAAATGCAGGTGCAGACCATTGAGATGTAGCAGAATACTCTCCATCTATATATCTATATCTATAAGCAAAGCAAATAAATCTTGTCTCTAAATAAGTCTCTTGGCCACTTGTTGTAATTGGCTGAACCATAGGAGCTTCGACAGGTGGTTTCTTTATAACAAGAATAGACTCAGGATTTAATACATCAACGTTTGCTATTGGATTAGGGTAGTTTCTTTTTATATTTATAAATCTTGGTGCATTATAATCATCTGTCCAAAACAAAAGATCTTCAATTATATTTACACCTGTGATAAGATACGATGGATTAAAATTCAAAGTTGTTTTTACACCACCGCCATCATTTATACTTATAACATGGTATGTTGTTATATTGGTCAATACATTATAAGATACAATTAAATCAAGCTTTTTTGTGGATCCAATAGAAAATTCAGGATCATGAACAAACCAATATATTGTTTCTCTTGCGCTATCTTGAATAGCTCCAATACATTTAGCATTAACACTTAAAGGAGTTCCATTGGTATAAGCTAATTTGGTTAACCAACTATTTCCATTAGTGTTGGTAATAACACCTACCTCAGAGTTCTCTGTAGAACCCATTCTGATATTCATAGCATCAACATACTCTCCTTCAGGAAGAAGTCGTTGGTCAACGATTTTATTCATTCTCCCTGCTATAAAATTTCTAGTGAAATCTGCCATATTACTTGATTATCTTATCCATTCCTCTTAAATTCATTAAGAGTCTTCCCGGATGAAGGTTACTGATTCTTATTTTTGCATTAGCTAATAAAGCTCTTCTATCTTTCTTTGCTCTTTCTAAAACATATTGTTGAACATTAAATTTAGAATTTAATATCTCGTATTTTATAGCAGCATAAATATATTGTTCAAATAACTTGTTTACAGTTATTAAAGAATTATCTCCTGACTCCATACCATCAGACACATACTCAAGAATACATAATTCACCTGCCATAGTAGAGTCAAAATTAATAACTCCTGCTTTTTTATCTATTTTAAAAGTAGGGTTAAAATTTGCAGTCTCTGTATTTAAACCAAATGCAGTATTAATTCCATAATCAAAATACCACATGCCTTCAAAATACCAACCGGATTGACCGTGAAATTGGTTTCCTTGATTTAAGTAGATACTTTTCTTTAACTTCATCAATCTATCAAAATCAATGTCAGAGTATTGTGGTCTAAGAATATTACCATTTTGGTCAAATAGAATATTACCCTGTTGGTCTTGTAAATACGCATTAGATGAAATAGCTTGTATGTTCTCAGTTAATGGTCTTAACCAACCATCTTTGTATAATGATATACGAACCCAATTCACATAGTCATCAGGAAGTACATATCTTAATGAATCAGCTACGCTTAACTCTAATATCTTTATCTCCTTAAACGCATCGTAATTAAGCTCTTGTATGGCTCTTTTTGCATGAAATATAACTTTATACCTTTCCTCATTATTTATCAATGAGTGGTTTCCTGTATGCATTAATAAGAAGTTATTTACTATATCTTCTAATTTCACATATTGGTACGAACCCCAATTAGCATCTTGAGGTGTATTACCATTATTTTCATAATATTCATATTGCGATAAATATGCCATATCTGTTTATTTTTATTATTATTGTTGCATACTAAATGTAGGCTGTTCGTGTTGTTGTTGAGCCATACCAAATTGAGTAAGTTCTGTTTCTCTAATACTCATACCACAATACTCAAGTATCTTTGTAACTAACTTGTAACCATCTTCATTTGGTAATTCAAAGTCTTGATAATCAAGTGCCGTTTGGTTAAATGCAGGCTCTCCACTTACCAATGTAGTATAGGTCCATTTAGGAGTTTTAGGGTATCTAAAATAAACTGCTTGAATTTGACCTAATGTATCAATGGTATTAGGGTATATTTTAATGTTTTGACCTTCAAGTGTATATGAAGGAAAAATATCATTTGGAGATGTTAAGTTTGATGCGTTAAGCATAGTTATTTTACCAACACTTACTTTGTCTGCTTCTTTAACTGCAGGAGAAAATATCTTATAATCATTACCTGATGCAAGAAATATATTTTTACTTAATATCATAGAAGTAGCAGAAGTAACACTTATAACTGTAGCAACTTTTCCTGTGTCTAAATTTGTAACAATATAATCAGTACCTATACCATCTGCAATAAAATTAGCAGTAGAATCAACAAGTTGATTTGCTACTACCGATGTATTAGTGCCTGAAGTTATAAGATTTGAATGGCATAAAACTTTTAATATATAGTAAGCGTCATTACCAACAGTAGTAACAGTTGGAACAGAAAAAATATTTCCTCCAATATTAGATAAAAAATCTGTAACTAAAAATGTCTCTAATGTTTCAGCTATAGGACTCTCAATGTCTGCGTAATCAGTACCTGATGCACGTTGATTTTCTGCATTTATAGTTTTATTATAACTACTATAGTACTCTTCGTATATCTCCATCTGTGCATTTGCAGCAAACAAATTGAAATCTGATGGAGAGATGTATCCGTAGTTATTTTTATTCGCTATAGATAATACTGCGTTTCTAACTTCGTTTATCATTTTAAATCTTTTTACAAATATAATAAAAAAAAGCACAGAAATAAATCTGTGCTAATTTTCAAATAATGATAACCAATCAATATATTATTGTGCGATATTGGCTTCTAACATTTTAAGTGAGTCAATTCCTTCATCACTTGATAAGAAGTGTCCTGCCATTTCATAAGGATCTTCTCCGTATGGTACAGATAACATTTTCTTCTTGTTAGTAGGTGTATTAAACCATACCTCTTTATCATTGTTGCGTAATGCTAATAACTTTTCTTCAAAGAACAAACGAACTTTAGCTTGAAACTGTAGTTCAGGATCATTCAACGTAGCTAAGAAACCTCTTGGATCATTTTTAGCAAACACTAATATGTCTCTTTTTAATTCTGCTGTTGAGATAGTTGATGGGTCTTTACCAAACATAACTCTAGTAAGCGTTTCAATTTGCTCAAGAGTTAATCTTCTTGCTTCTATTAAAGCATCTACCTCTACATTCAAATCTTCAACTTCTTCAGATGCTTCTCTTTCTTTATCTACTTCTGTAAATATAGTACCTCTTAATGGATGATAATGTAGAAATTCTTGAAGTACAGGATTTGTTTTTTGAACACTAAGAAATCCATCTTCAAAAACGATTGGTTCTATAATTGCGTTTCCATCTTGTTCATCCTCAAAAGGAGATTTTTGATTCACCGCATATCTAAGCGGTCTATTTTGGTTTTTCTTTTCATCAAACCACATTAAAGGAAAACGTGGGTGATTTCTTGATGCTAACGTATAAGATAGCGGATTGCCTATTTTTAGTTTATAGACTTTGTCTACTGATGGTGTTGTTGCCATAATAATTTAATTTGATTTAAAAAATTTATAAAAAAAAGGATGCGGTGATTATCACCGCACCCCTATACTATATATTAACCGTAACGGAATAATACAAAGTTGTTTGCACCTAAAGTACATACACATCTTTCAGACAAGAAGTTAACCTCCATTGCGTCAAGATCTGAGTTTTGAGCACCTCCGGCAGAACCTGTAATCCAAGTTTTGTATCTTCTATCTTCAGCTTCTGAAGCACGGTATCTAACGTGTAAGAATGGTCTCTTAGCGTTTTTACCCATGATTTGGTCATATACTGAAGTAGAACCTGCAGGAACTAAAAGACCTGTGATTGTACCTGTAGCAGTACCTGCTGTAGTATTTAAACCACCTCTCATTGTAGGGTCGTTCAAATATTTCCAATCAGATTTGTAGAAATCGTAACCTCTACGGAATCCTGTGAATCCTAAGTTCAATGCCATTTCAGTGTCATTGTCGAATAAACCGTAAGATGCAGCTCCCGCAGCATTTACTCCGTTAAATCCGTTCAATGTAGCTAACATATTGTCGATGTCGAAAGACAATCCACGGTTAACAAACACTACGTTCTCTTCGATAGCACCTTGCTTATCTAAACGAGAAACGATAGTATCCCAATCAGCTAAAGAAGTTGGCGTACCACCTCCCCAAACATTTCCTCTGTTGTTTACAACATAGAAAACTCCTTCAGAACCTCCTGCAACACCACCTAAAGCAGATAATGCTCCTGAACCTGCTTCAGCAGGAACAGCTTCAATCATAGCAGTTTCTAAGTAATCCTCGAAACGTAAACGAGTTTCGTGCTCTGATTTCAAATACCACAAGTAACCTGTAGCACCATTTTCAGTAGTAACCTCAACCCATCCGATTTGAGCCATGTCTGAACCATTAACAGCATATTTATCTTTAATGATAATAGGCTTGTTAGAGAAGATTGAATCTTCTGCTTCCAAAGAACCAACCATTCCGTTAGTTCCTTTTTTGAACTCAGAACCGTAAATGAATACAGTACAAGCAGTAGACACAGCAAATGCTTGTCCTGTTGCCTCATAGTAAGCTACTGTGAAAGTAGTTGCTGAAGGAACAGCAGTAACGATTGCTTTGTTGAAAACACCTGAAGTGTTATTCTGAATCATTACAGTTTGTCCAATTCTGATAGCGATGTAAGTAACTCCTGTATCAGCAACTGTGAAAGTAGCTGTGTTAGAGTTAATTGCTGCTGCTGAAGTACAGTTAGTGTACTTAATGTGAAGACGACCTTGTTCTGCCCATTTGATTTGGTCAGAGTTAGAAGGCATCTCTGCACCTACCATTCTTAAGAATGATGCGATGGTTCTATTACCATAACGCTCAAATTCTTTTTCGTAAGTATCAGGAAGATACTGATTTAAGAAGTTGAAGTTAGTAATATAGTTTGTGGATAACGCTACTTGCTCCGCTGCCGGTTGTAATGCAAAAGTAGGCGTATTTAATAATGCACTTGCCATTTTTACTTTTTTTTAAAATTTATATTCTTTTTATACTACGGATTTTTAGGCTTTTACCCGAATCAGGATTTACCGCTTTTACCTGCATTCCATCCATCGGTTTTGTAACTTCAGGAGCTTTTCTTTCAGACATGTTTATATTCTTAATGCCTTTCATTGTTCCCTCTGTTGCATCTGATTTGCCTTGCTCATAAAAGAACTTAGCAAACTTCTCAGGATTCATAGCAATTGCTAACGACTTATGATAACCTACTGCATCTTTAATTAATCCTTGTTCATCCAAAAACTTGTTTATAAAGTTCGCAGGATTAGATTGGACCTTTTTAAGCTCAGTAGCGTCTCCCGGATTGAAAGTGATTTTTCTGTCATCAACATTGAACTCAAAACCTTTGAACTCTCCGTTAAAAACTTCGTCAGTTTTTTGATTAAACCAACCTCTCTTTCTTTCGTTCTCTTCTTCAATAGTCTTCGCTTGCTTGGTATATTGCTTGTAGCTTTCGTAAACTTCTTTTTCCTCGTCAGAAATAAGTGGGGCACTTGACTCAAGTGGCACTTTGTATTTTTCTTTCTGAGTATTAAAAAATTTTCTTGCCTCAGCAACAGCCTTTTTTGTTGTAATCTTAACTCTCTTAATGTGTGATTCATCATCAATATCTTCATCATATCGATAGTCATCCATTAAAGAGTCAATGTCATCAGCATCAAGTCCTTCTTGAGTTGCTGATAAATAATTTTTAAGTAAACTTTCAGGGTCCATCGAATCATAGTCTTTTTTAAGACTTAAGAAATCCTCAAAACCTCTTCCTGTTTCCTTTTTGTATTTCATATAAGCAGCAACATCTTCAGGCAAAGCCTCAGTCTCTTGTCTTTGAGCTGTCAACTCATCAAGAGAGTTTATCTGCTTATTGTATCTTTTTTCAATATAAGAAAGAACTTGTTGTTCATCTAATTCAGGTTGTTGTACAATATCTTGTACATTATCCTGTTGTTGTACATCATCTTGTACAATATCTTGTACAGGTTGTTCAAATTGTTGCTCATGCTTATCAAGCAATTCTTGTTCAACTTGTGCGACACTTTTTTCTTCTGTGCCATCTAATAATCTAACTTTTAATTCCATTTTGATTTGATTTAATTTTTTACAAATGTAAACATTTTTGTTTATTTTTTAACGAGGCTCAAATTCTCCTAAATCAAAGCCATCTAAACTGTCCTCATTGCTTTCAAAACTCAAAGGAGGAAGATTGTTTTTACGTTGGTCTATAAGTTTAGACTGCTCTGTGTTTTGTTGACTAATTCGTTTGGCCTTAGCATCTTCACGTTCTTTTTCTCTTTGAGTTAAATTCTGTATTTCTACTCCTTTAATTTGTTGATTGTATTGGAACTCCTCAGCCATTAAGTGAGATTTTAATTCAGCCTCAACCTGCATTGTCTTAATGTTATACTCGGTCTCCATTTGCTTCAATCTCATCTTCATCTCTAATTCAGCTTGCATTTTTTGCATTGCCGTTTGTGCAGCCATTTGTTGAGAC